GAGATGTCGAAAGTTTGCGGATCCTGCGCATGCTGTTGGATACTCCTTCACAATGAGCTTGCCTTTTGCTCGTTCCTTGACTTTCCCTACCAACTTGTAGTAGATGGCTTGAGGTAGATCCTTCAGATCGTCGAGTGTCACACCAAGGAGATTGGCATCGATACGCTCGGCGATACGTTCTTCAGCCATTTCCAAAGTGATATACAAGACATTCTGACCCGACATCAGGTTTTGAGCCGCGTTATGACACATGAACAATGACTTACCGACACCAGTACCAGCAAGAGCAATGTTCAGTGTCTTACGAGGTAGGCCGCCTTGAGTAATCTTGTTAAAGAAGTCAAGGTCGAAACCGATACGGACTTCCTTACGATGATAGAACTCATAACGTTCTGCTGCATCATTCAAGAAGTCATGGCCGATATGACTATCGAAAGAAACACCGAGTGCGTCAGTCAAGATCTGAGGAATAGCACCTACGCTGATGCTATCCTTCTTGCTGTCGTCGACAATCTGAATAGACTTCATCAAAGCATTATACAATGCCTTGTCTTTACAAAACTTCTCGGTATTATCTACGAGCCATGCAACATCACGATCTTCAGACTTGTCAAGTCCAGAGACAACTTCTTTGGCAAGCTTGAACTGATCGTCAGACAGACCACCTACTTCGTTAAGATCAATCTCGACAGCAGATTTTGTAGGAAAGTTGTTATACTTTCCCACGTATTCATGAATGATAGAGAAGATCTTACGATCTACGGTGTCTGTAAAGTATTCTTCTTTGAGGAATGGAATGACCTTACGACCGTACTCCTCGTTTTCGATAAGGTTTCCAAATATGATATGTTCAATTCTCATTCATCCTCCATCTCATAGACATCTGCCACTTCGTCTTCACTCTGCATAATGGCACCGTTAGCTGCAGCGTACTTCTTTTCAACGAACTCATTGAACTTAGGACACTGTAGAATAGGATGCCAGAAGCTGAAGTTATAGGTATCATTCAAGCGATATGACTTATCGAAGATTTCTCCAGTAGTCATATCAACCTTTTGGAACCAGCCAACCTTTGGCTTGATCACGTGACCAGACTCGAGCGCCATGTCAAGTAGACCAGACCACTTGCTGATGCCTTCGTCCCATGATACTTCGATTGGAATCTTGCTCTTTTCTTTTACGAAGCGAGACTTCTCAACGTTGATGATGAAGTTGTAGCCAGTGACTTCCTTGCCATCTTTCTCTTGTTGGCGACCAAGAATGAAGATGTTGTCAGCTGAGTAATAGATGCCTGTACCACCAGATACGACGGCCTTCGAGTACATCTCTTGCGTCTGATATGTGTGGTTGACCACGATCAGAGGAATATCCTTCAGGTTAAGATGGGGCGTAACCATGCGGAAGAGCGACTTGAGTTGTTTTGCGCGAGTCATATCGGCGGCTGAGTTCTGCTTCAGTGCATCTTCGACTTCCTTCTTCGAAGCGAGATTGCCGACCGAGTCGATCACAACGATGACACGATCGCCACGCTTGATCTCTTCGAACTGATGCATAATATCAAACTTCAACTGTTCGACATCTGTGATGGGAGTATGGAGAACTCGAGATGTGTCGATGCCGAACGAGTCGAAGTAAGATTGCGGAGTACCAAATTCTGAGTCATAGAAAAGCATGACTGCATCTGAATACGTGTCCATATATGCCTTCGCCATAAGAAGACTAAAAGAAGTTTTGAAGTGCTTCGATGGACCTGCCCAAATGGTCAGACCAGGGACGAAGCCACCATTAATTTTACCACTCAATGCAATGTTGATTGCAGGCACTGTCGTGCGGATCATGTCCTTGGCATTGAAGAACTTGGAATCAGACAGAATATCTGAATCCTTGATTGTGGTATTCTTACGCAATTTATTTAATAGGTCTGACATAACTTCTCCTTGTCTGATTGTCCCAGTATATACGATATATCTTTATTTGTACACCATTAAGATGCGAGAATCTTATTTAATTTAGTAATGAAGAGATCGATCTTCTCGGCACGATTAGGCCAGTTGATGATCGGATTTTTATCTGCATCTTTCTTTAAGTTTGTAAGTAAAGGCATGATGGCATCGTACATGTAACGTGCCTTATCGTTGCCTTCTTGCTTGATTTCTTCTTCAGATGAAGTCGTGAAACCAAAATCAAAGTCTAAGTCTATATCTAGTTTAGCCATTAATAACTCCTATTGTCCAGTTTTCAGCGCAATCTTCTGCGTATCGTAATGTTTTTTCTTTTAAAACTCTCGTTTCAATATGCTCATCATTTTCAAAAAACTTGACATAGTAATAATCATCATAGCTTTGCTTATGCAATTCAGCTCGACGGTTTGCATATTTTCCATTACCATTGTATTCTGTTACCATCATGAGAACCAATCCTCCAGTGTTGCGCGTTTTTCTGCTTGCCATCCCATGGTGTTAGTGATCGACTCGATAGGGCTGAGATAGCCTTTCTCGAACTGCACCGCATAGTCGATGTAAGCTTCCATCTTCAATTCTTTTGGTAGACCATTCGGACACGAGATGACATAGTCTTGTGTCGGATTTGGGTTTTTCAAGTATGCAAACTTAATCTTCTCACCGCTGGTAATGGATTGATATTTATTCGTGAGTTTCTTCTTCTTCAACATTTCGTTGTAGACCACAGAACCACGAACATGGATAGGAGTCTGGCTTTGGAACCTACCACCTACCCAATATTTCTCGATGTCCTTGACACCACGAGTGAAAGCCACGTCGTCAAATCCAAGAGAGGAAAACTCTGACTTGAAGTTGGCCACATACTTCTGAAGATCCGATTCGGATCCAGCCATGATAATCTCGAGAGACTTCTTAATGGCATCACGACATGCAGTCGGAGTCGAGGATCGAACTGCTTCGATGCCTGTCATCTTCAACTTCGGCTTCTCATACTCAACGCCTTCAGAGTTCCACACATTCAAGATGTACATCTTCTTGGCTTTCCAGATACCCTTATCGGCGATGTTCTCTCGCTTCATTTGCATCTTCTGAGCATATGCGTGCATATATTCGGCAAGTTCTTGATAAGAACGATCGATGAATGGTTCGATACGTTCCTTGCAGATCTTATCGATATACTGAATCACCTTCTTGGTTTCAGGCACATCATCACCGAATACATTCTTGACGAGGTATTCGAGAGTGACATACACCGAGTCGGTATCTGAAGCCAACACATAATCAAAGTTTTCTGTCTTCAACAGTTTGTTGAGATAGTCGTTGAGCTTGTTCTCGATCCAACGAATGCTGAGTTGACCAGATGTGGTGATGGCTTCGGCGTTGTTCACGTCAAACCAACGGAACCACTTGTTACCGAGAGCACCATAAGCCGAGTTCAACTGAATCTTCTTGGCCATTTGCATGTTATCGAGTCGTGCAATTTCCTTGACAAGACGAGGATCTTTCGTCTTCTCGTATTCCTTCTTCACCTCGATCATCTGCTTCTTGTATTTCGTACGATCGTCATACATACGATCCATAATCGATGGCAAGAAGCCTCGTTTTTCTTTCGTATAGATACAAAGGTTGGCGGCGATAGTACAGTTCGTTTTATCAAGATAGCCACCGAACTGACTAGCGCCACCAACAAGTAGGTCGTCGATTGACACCTTATCTTTTAAGCGAGTGACAAGCGTCTCGGGGGAGATGTTGTACTGCATGATAAGGTGGGGATAAAGGGAGTTCAAATCGAACGACACAACCCATTTACTCATGCCGACCTTTGGATCTTTGACATATCCGCCTACGAAGGCTCGGTCGGGTTTATTCTTATCGTTGAGAGGCACTACGATGTTTCGATCGAGTAGGTAGTTGTGAGTGATCACGTCCCACTGTTTCACGGTCGTCATAGTATCTTCATAGTTGACTTTGGCGTCATAAGCCAAGGCATAGACCAACTCGATGAGCTTCAGCTTATCTTCGAGCCTCTCAACGATTTCAACGTCACGAACGTTATATTCGATGTAACGTTGGAAGTTCCTGAGACGAAGGTCGTCGAGATCGCTGTATCCTTCGTCACGATAGTCAATCTTACCTTCGTTCAGTTCAACTTGAGCGATGTAGTCAAGTCGGTAAGATTCCTGCTCTGTGTACGTAAACTTCCGATAAAGCTGGATGTAATCAAGGACTGCGATGCCGATAGGGGCATAGCAAATGCAGTCTCGTCCACGGCTGTTAACTTTGTATTCACGCAGCATTTTCCAGGGAGAGAGGCGTTCAGCGTGATCAGATCCAAGAACTTTTCGAATCCTGTTGACAAGATACGGAATGTCGAAGAACTCGATGTTCCAGCCTGTGACAACGTCAGGCGAGTAGAGTGACCCGTTCCAGACTTCGAGAAAGGCGAGTAAGAGTGCAGATTCGTCTGCGCATTTGTAATATTGTACATTGTCTTGATGTTCCTTATATTCACCGCATCCAAATGTAGTCTTCCTACCATTGCGGCCGATGGTAATAGCTGTGATTTCGTTGTCTGCTTTCTCGATGTCAGGAAAACCGCCTTCGATGCTGGTCTCGATATCGATCGAACAAACTGAAACGAGGGCAGGATCATACTTGATCTCACCCTTATACTTGTCATAAATATACATGTAAGGCCAATCAGAGAGGCCATAGATGTTCATGCCTGCCACGTTCTCATAACTTTGGAGAAACTCTCGTGTTTCAGACATGGAGTCGAACTGCATCTTGCCGACATATTCACCTTTGAGGTTCTTATGTTCGGTTTGTGCACTTGCTTGAACGAATAAATAAGGTTTGTATTTCACAGAAAACTTGACAGGTTTGCCGTCAGATATTCCGCGAACTAAAATTTGATTTCGATGACGAGTAACATTGGTATAAAAATTCATTGGATCTCCAGTATCTGGCCGCATTATTAGTTATACCCTAAAACCCAAATAAAGTACATAGCAAAAGGCGATAATAAATGAAATTAACTGAACATTTTTCTTTGGCAGAGATGATTGTTTCTCCTACTGCAAAAAGACTCGGACTTAGTAACACTCCAACTCCAGAACACATTGAGAACATGCGTTACTGCTGCGAAAAGATTCTCGAACCAGTTCGTAATCACTTTGGCAAACCAGTTCAAATCAACTCGTCTTATCGTGCACCGTTGGTGAACAAGGCAGTCGGCGGTTCGAAGACATCACAGCACGTCAATGGCCAAGCGATCGACTTCGAAATTCCTGGTATTGACAACAAAGTTGTTGCGGATTGGATCGGCGACAATCTCGAATTTGACCAAGTAATTCTTGAGTTCTATACAAAGGGTGATAAGAATTCTGGCTGGGTTCACGCTTCGATTAAGAAGGGTGGTGGCAATCGTAAGATGCGTATGATCGCTACGAAGTCGAAGGCAGGCGGAACCGTCTATACAACGGTCGCTGACTTTGATCCATCGACGACAAGGGCTGCTGGGGCTTCTTCAATTGCCACAGCTCCAAAGCAAGCGCCTCTTCAGTCGTCTCCGGCTGCTCCTTCAAAAGTATCTGGTCTTGGTCCATTAGCTGCACTCCAAACTAAATGCGGTGTAACCGCTGATGGTAAATGGGGACCTGGCACGTATAAGGCAGCAAGAGATTACTTCAAGCTGACAAACAATCAGGCAGCACACTTCTTCGGTCAGTGTGCACACGAGTCAGGTGGGTTTAAGGTG